AACGAAGCTTTTTCCAGCCTCAAATAAGACAAGGTTAAAAATACGGACAATGTTAATGCCTGTAGACGCCACACCATAGGTAGCTATAATAACCTTCCCGTCGACCTCCTGGACTTCCTTGTACTCTGCCTTGCGATCCTTTGACTTCATCTTACCGGACACGAAGATCGAATCTGGTATAAGTGATTGTAACATTTCACCAGTCTGCACGCGATCAACCAATATAAGTGTATTGCCCGTCTCAGATATTGTTGCAATCTCTTTTGCAAGAAATTTTAATCTAGGTAAACTTGTGGTTAACCATTTTAGTTCAGCCTGATAATTATCAAAAGCAGCTTCGCCTAAATCTGCCAACTGCCATATATTAACGTGTAATTGTGCAAGTATTCCTAGATCCTGAAGTTCTTTTGTGTTAATCTTACCTAGTAGTGGGCCAATACATGCCACAACACCGACTTGGTCAGCCTCTTCTTCGGGCATTGTCCCTGTAAGGCCCCAACGAATTGGAGCATTTGCTAAATAGGTCGACAATAGCTTTCTCAATACATCTGCTTTTGCTTTGTGTACCTCGTCCACTATGACGCAGACCACTCCCTCGAAGAAAGCGTTTATATCGATCTCTAAATCGGTTTCTTTCGAACGCTTTGATAGGCTTTCCAGACTTTGCCATGTACAGATTGTGTGGGTCTTCTTATATTCTTTCCTGTCACCAAAGAATACACCCACATCTAATCCAAGGTTAATGTAATCTTCTTCGGTTTGTGTTACTAAATCCTTTGTAGGCACAATCACTATGCTGCGCCCGTAAGGTTGAACTTTGTGGCTAAGAATCGCCGTAATCAGGGTCTTCCCAGAGCCTGTAGGAGCAATATTGATACCAGTAATGTTCTCAAGATAAGAGTTAAGTACATCAAGCTGATGTTCCTTAATCATAATAGGTTCACCGGCAAAAGGATGTCCCTTTGGCCAAGTAAAATGACTATAACTATCCTCAACTACTTCTTCAAATTCAAAATTAGCAGCCTGTTGCCGCTGATCGTCGACTTCGACCTCATATCCATACTGCTGAACGATTGGTAGTAGTTTATCAAGCAAGTTTACATATGACCGGCCACCAATGTCACAAAATGACATCTTACCATTCCATCTTCCCAGCTTAAAAGCCGGAGTGTGGCGTGCGTACGGCAACATAAACTCGAGTGCTTCAACCATCTTGCGCCGGCAAACTACATCGAGGTCTGTAAATCTAACATTTACTTCATCGATAATCTGTAAGGTTGTTTTTGCCATTTATACGCTCGCATCGTCGAGTCCGGCGACCCTAAGTTTAATAATATGGCCAGTCATGAAGTTCTTGGCCTCAAATGCCTTGCTAATTGCTAGGTATTTGTTTCGCAGTAATGCCACTTCATTTACGAGTACAGTTGTATCAACGATGCCCGAAACACCGTCGACATATTTCTCTGCATCCCTTGAACTAAGTGTCTTTTGATACGCCTCTAGAAACTTTTTAAATTCTGCCGATCTATCTTTGCGTAGCTGTATGTTTAGGTATTCAAGGACTGCCTCGATCTCCTGCAATTGAGCAAATCGTTGTTCGACAAGCCCGGGCAGTTCCGCAGCGTGGCGTTCTAAGCTTTTCCCCTTCAATGATAACTCCTTACGTGCTTCTACAAGCTCGCTTTCGAAGTGATCAATGAAGTCAGGAATTAAGCTTAGATCACCAGTAACCCTGTAATACCATGAACTCACAATCCATGTACCCGCTTTACGGCCAATTCCATGGCGCGTACTAATAAAACCGCTCGCTGAGTTCTAGACATTAAAATTCTCTTAATCGCCATAGCACGTGGAGGAACACCAAGGTCATCCGCCAAGGCCTTATGTACCCTGGTCAAGTTTACAGGCTCAGAAATCCAATTCACGTAATCTGCACCCACAGTAACATCTCTCATCGAGTCATTGTACTGCTGGATTGTCGTTATGAATTTCTGTGCATCCTTGCTAATGGCTGCTGAGAGAAGTGTCTCTCCAAACTCAGTAGCTGAAACCGTTTTCGTCATCGTATTCCTCGTCTTCGTCGTCGTTGATTTCCGAAAGATGACTTCTGGCTGCTGCACGAAGTTCCTTATCAAGGTCTTCGTCTAACAGATTCTCATCTACCAAACTAAATTCGTCAAACACCACTACAAGGATGTCTGCCACCTCTAGTCTCTCCTTTGGAGCAATATGAGACTTCATTCTGGCCCATAGCTCTAATAACAATTCGTGATTTTCATTTGCCATCTTTATTCTCCTCTTTCCAGATCTGCAACTAACACAATTTTCTCTGCGTCGGAATCTAAAATTACCGCATGCAAATCATCTTGTGTGAATTCATCCATGATTATTTTCATCTTTTCCAAGTCATTCCATTCCTTACGGAAATACTTCATCTCCTCGCCGGTCTTCTTGGAAACATACTTATACCGATTACCCTCTTTGGTTAACACACCTGATTTCTCAAATAGGTCAAACAATCCAGAAATCGGATTCATCCCAGACTCCCAGGGAATATCAATCTTAATAGACTCGAATGGTTTTGAGTATCTTGTCTTCACAACCTTGCAAGTTGCGCGAATACCTCTAATATCAGCACCAGTAGTCTTGTTTCCGTCCTCATCCTCTTTAAGTTTGTATTTCTTCATTGCAATAACAATGCTTGAAGCAAAGATGAAGCCTGATCCGCCAGTAATCTTGTCGTCGGGATCGAACATATCCTGAGATTGATATGTGTGGTTTGTAACTGCCATACCAATGTTTAGATCTCCGAACATGTTTACACAATTAGAAACAAATGCCTTTAATTGCCTTGCCTTGCGGCCCATATCGCCCTTCATGTCGCCAGCTTGGAATTGATTTACATCAGTCGGTGTTAATAACATACCGATCGAATCAATAATGAATAGAATTTTTGGTCGTTGTTCGCGTGGTAGATCAAGATGATTTGCCTTGTAATCCGTAACGAAACTATGAACAATTGCTGCTACTTCGTCAATCATAGATGCGCTAATACGCAGCATCTTATCTTCGCTTGTATCGACACCAAGGGCCTTAAGCCACAATTCATCAAGAGCGTTTTCTGTGTCAATCATAACAACAAAAATGCCTTGCTCTTGTGCAGCCTTTGCAATGTTACCGGAAACGATATACGATTTGCCGGCACCGGATTCGCCTGCAAATACTGAAACCTTACCCATTGGAATTCCACGATAGAAATTACCACTAATAAGGAAGTTAAGTCCAAAGGACCCTGTGCTGATCCAGGTATCAGGATCGTTGAATCCTGTAGAAATACCTGTAATGTTTTTAGTCAGAGATTTCCTAAATTTAGAAATATCAAATGCCTTTGCCATGTCTTGTCCTTTTCATATAATCTAATATTTTCTCAAGCTCGTTGATGCTCATATTGGATTTAAGTTTGTTTGCTCTCCAACTAATAACAAACACATTTCCCGGAATATACCCTAATTCGGGAATTACCTTGTCTATACTTGCTTTGTTTGGATCACGTTGTTGTTTACCATCTGTCCCTGTGCTACATGCATAATTTAGTTTTACACCAAGTACCGGGCAGAATTCTGGCCTATCCAACTCATCGAAATTAATCGTGAACGGAATATTTTCTTTTTCTGCCTCTTGTCGTCTATGATGAAATTGCCTAAAGAACGTATTATCGGGATTTCTGTAATTTTCCCTGTCCCTTATACGATAAACCTCTTTACCACACTGAGTACAAATGGTATTAGATGTATATCTTTCAGCAATGTGTCCTCTCTTACAGGGCTTTCCGGTAAAGTATCTATCTTTACCTTCTTTCCTCGAGAGTTCTCTTGCGTGATTGTTTAATAAGGTGCTCATAAATTGTAAATGGGGATTTCTCCCCATTTATCTCATTTATTACGATTTCTGAGCATTGCCAGGATTTCTTGCGGAGACTTGCCTGCTGTTACAGGTGCTACCACTTCTTCCTTAGCTACAGTCTTAGGAGGATCTACATCAAACGGAGGATCATTGTCATCGGCTGCCTCAACTACAGGAGCAGCCTTAGGTGCTACAACCGGTGCTGGTGCCGGGCGTGCTGCTGGCGCAGAACGTGTTACACGCTTGCCTTCGCCGCCTTCGGGATCATCACTTGCGGATGAATCGAAGCCGAATGGCTTGTAATGCTGACTCCAACGTGCTGGGTCATACAATTCACCATCAAGAGATTCTTGGAACATTTCAAAGATGATTGCCAATTGCTCAGCAGACGGACGCTTTGGAAGATATGTTGACAGATCGACCAAACCATATTGTTCAATCGCTGCTTGCATTTCTTCGTTAAGGCTCGATTCTTTTCTTGCCCACTTTGAAGTACCATAATCAGCAAAACCACCCTTGCTTGTCTTGGAGACAATAAAGTCAGTACCGTTGATATAGTCAACTGGGCTATTTTCCATATCGGGATCCATCAACGCAGCCTTGATGATTGCAAAGATTTGCGGACCCATAATGAACTTACGGATTGGATTTTCTGGAGAATCAGATTCATTTAGCGGGTCTTGCTTGACAAAACCTTGCATATAGAAACTACGCTTTACCCAATACTTGCGTGCTGTCTCTTCAAGAGACTTGTCTTTCCACCATGGACGAACTTCGTTCAAGATAGGGCAAGTCATTTTGCCATCCCACATTTC